ACCAGCTGCGGCCCGGCGATGCTGGCGATCTCGCCAATGTGGTCGCCCAGAAAGCTGATGCTGGTCTGGAAGACGCCACCCACCCGCGTCGCATCGGCCAGCGCATTGGCCACGGTTTCCAGCGCCGGGGCGACCGCGACCGTCAACTGATTGGTCAATCCCAGCCAGACCAGACCCAGCCGGTCGATGGCATCGCCTGCGGTCCGGATCTGATCCGCGTCCTGATCCGACACCGCCACCCCGAAATCGGTGATGTCCTGCGATGCCTGACGAAGGGTGGCAGAGTCGATCCGGCTGAAGGCGAGCGCCGCCTTGTCGCCGAACAGAGCCGAGGCAACCGCCGCCCGCTCGGCAGGCGGGACGAACTTCGCCAGCTCATCCTGAATGGCGGCAATGCGCTCGTCCAGCGGCAGAGTCTGTAAATCACTGGCGGTCAGGTGCAGCCGCTGCAAGGCATCGACCGCCGTGCCGGTGCCGCCTGCGGCTTCCGACAAGCGCGTGGTCAGCTTTTTGCTGGCCTGTTCGATCTCGCCCATCGACACCCCGGCCAGGTCTCCGGCGAAGGTCAGCACCTGAATGCTGCGGGTGGTGGTGCCGAGCGATTGCGCCAGATTGGCCTGCGCGTCGATGGTTTCCAGCCCGGAGCGGACCATGGCAACGCCCGCCGCAGCGGCAGCGGCCACGGCCACCGCTGCGACGATTTTGACCCGGCTTGCGAAGGCCGCCAGCTTTGCATTGGCAAGCTCGGCCTCCCTGGACATGCGGCCAAAGCCCCGGGCCCCGGCGTCACCCACACCTTCCAGTTCCGCCCGCACCTGTTTGCCGCCCACGGCCGCCAGCCGCACACTCACACGCTTTTCAGCCATCAAAGTCCCCGATCTTTTCGTTGATGCGGCGGACCATTACCGCCTCCAGGTCCGGCAGCAGTTCCGCCACCACCATCGGGTTCAGGCCCAGCGCGCGGGCGAGGGCAAAGGCCGCTCCCATGTCCCAGCCCAGCACCGCTTTGCCCGCCACCCGCATCTGGCCACCAAGACGGCCGACCAGATCCCAGACCTGCCAGCCGTCATGGGTGAGGGGCTGGTTCAGTCGGGCGGGACAGTCTTCACATTGCGTTTCGCAGGCCCCGCAGTAGCTGTCGCCCCCGCTGAAGTGCCAGTCGGCAAGGGCGCAAAGCCGTTTTTTCCGCGTCCAGCAGCATGCCGCGGCTGACATAGTGCAGGTTGAAAGCCTCGAAGATCGGCCAGAGCGACAGGAGGGCGTCGATGCCTTCCGGGCTGATCTCCAGCACATTCCCGGTCTCGTCGCCCACGCCTTCCCAATCGACCACGGCACGGCGGGCGAGGGCTGCGGCAAACACCGCCGCCCGGCTGTCGTTGCTGGCATCCGTCGCCAGCGCCTGCACCGCAGGGTCGGAGCGGGTGGCGACCATCAGCGCGGTGGTCAGCGGCAACAGCAGCAACCGCACGCCGTGGCCGAGGTCCAGCCATTGCGGCTCGGGCGAAAGATTGATCCGGATCATGCGTAACTCGCGATGCTGTTGATAAGGATGGCGGTGCACATCCGGGCGGGGCTGGTGGCGAGGGCCGCTTGCCAGTCGAAGCTGGCCTGCACGCCTTTGGGGCCTTTGATCTCGATCCGGGGTCGCGGCAGGTAGACCGCGTGGGCCGTCAGCGTCAGGCTTTCACCGCTGCCCAGCGCGTAGCTGAACTCCAGCGCCGCCGCCGTGCCGTTGATCGCTTGGGTCAGCAGCGTCGTGTCGGCAAAGCGCACGTCGATCTTGCCGGTCAGTGCCGCAATGGTCGGATCGGCGCCTTCGATCTTGCCATCGGAGCGGATGGTCTCGATCCGGTCCAGATTGTTGGCATATGTGACATCGGCCGAGACGATGTTGCCCAAGCTGACCCCGTCGCGCCGGATCGCGCCGTTGAAATGGCCGAACCGCTTCAGGGCAATCGCCGCTGGCGTGCCCGCGCCCGTGACCGCCGCGATGGTTTCGCCCTGTGCCACCAGCATGGCCTTGGCACCGTGCAGCCCGGATCGCTCAATTTGCCACGAGAGCTGATCCAGCACGCAGCCGGAATACATCGCAAAGCGCGGCACCTCCGGCATGGCGACCTCGATTGACAGGCTCGGCACGGTCCAGTTGCCAGAGAGAAAGGTGTGGGCGTTCAACCCGCCGGTCAGGGTTGCTGCCGAAACCGTGCCGTTCGAGACGGGCGTTGTCGATGCCGCCAGCGTGAAGCTGTTCCCGGTGGCACCGAGGGCGTCATGCAGAATTGTCAGGGCGGTCGGCGTGCCGGTGTAGGTCGCCAGCGCCACCCCCGCAATCACGCTGGCGTTCAGCGCTGCGGCAAGCGCAGTCATGGTCGCCGACAGCGTGGCCCCGATGTTGACTTGCGCGCCGGTGGCACCCGAGGCCACGAAGGTGAAGGCCGTGCCGTTGATCGTCACCATGCTGTTGACCGCAGGCTGCGCCGAGAAGGTGATCGACCCGCTGGCTGCGACTGATCCCGCCGTGGTGGGTGCCCCGAATGCGGCCTTCAGCCAGAAGCCGAAGCCCACCGCATCAATCGGCACCTCCACGTCACCATCCGTGGTGATCGCATCCAGAATAGGCGCCAGGGGATCGCGGCCATAACCCAGAAGTTCGGAGTTCAGCAGCGGCTGCTCTGCCGCCAGTGATGAGGTGATGAAGGGCATCCGGGTAAATCCGGCCCCGGGTGGGGTGCCGTAAACCGTCTCGAACGCAAGCGCCATCTGCGCCCGCGCTCCTTGTGCGCGTGCCATGTCAGTGTCCTTTCTTGAGGGAAATCAGGTCAGTGGGTCGGTGGTGGCATAGTGCAGCACGACGATGATCACCGCAGCTTTCAGGGCGGCAGCGCCCTCAATCGGCAGATCGACCGGCTCGGGCGCTTCCGCCTCGACCCAATCGCAAAGGCCGCCCAGCGTGCGATCAGCGGCCAGCGCAGTGCCGATGGACGCTGTCAGCGCATCGAACAGCGCATCGCGCCCGGTTCCGGCCTGGATCACCACCTCCAGTTCGGCCCGGTGCTCGTAGAACCAGGTCAGCGGCGACAGCGTCACCTCCGGATCGCCCGGCTTGCCGTCGCGCAGGATGATCAGGCCCGTGGAGGGGATGCGCTCGGGCAGCACATCCCCCCGCAGCACCGGGGCGGCAAGGCTCTGCAGCCGGGTGTGGAGGGCGGCAAGGATGGTTTCGCGGGTGCTGGGCATGAGTTCTTCCTTCCGCCGACAAGGTCAGGCGGGTCAATTCAATGGTTCATCCGTGGGATGGAGGCAGCCGTTCAGTTTCCGCGATTTGCGAGCGCGGCCAGTTTTGCGGGCAGATCGGCGCGGCTGTGCAGAAAATCCACGATGATCACCTGCGCCGCGTCTTCGATGAACACAATGAAGTGCTGGCCGGATCGCGTGAACCTAAGGTCTTCGGCCAGGTCCGGATCGCTCAACTGACGACAGCCCGGTGTTATCGCCGTGCCTGACGCGATTTCACGGCAGCGGGCAATCAGGTCCTCTTCGTAGGCAGCCGCTTGCCGATGCCCAAAGGTCTCGATGGTCCAAAGGGCAATATCCAGAAGGGAGGCTTCGGCCTGTTTGGTCAGGCGCCACGGACGCGTCATCAACGGGCCGTTCGTGCCGCTGCAAAAGCCCGGCGCATTGCATCCTCGCCGCTGCCGTCGACCAGTTGCCCGGCGCGCGCCTGTTCAATCCCGGCCGTGAGCCGGTCGCGCAGCGCCCCAAGCTCCGCTTCTTCGCGTTCCAGCAGACGCAGACCGGCCCGCAAGGCTTCGCTGGCATTCTGATAGCGCCCGGAACTGACCAACCGGTCGACGAGATCGGACTGGCTATCCGTCAGGACGACGTTTCTGGTGGCCATGGCGCGCTCCTTCAGCTTCATTGGCAATATATGCCAATGGCGGCGTTTTGTCCACCAAGGCGTCAGAGATGATCCCCGACCCAATTCCGCACGATGCTGCCCGGAATGGCGGCCTGCGCGCGTTCGGCATCCCGCGCCAGATCCAGCCTTTTCGGCAGTTTGACCTGCCGCACCAGCAGGAAGATCGGTGCCGTCACCTGACCGCGTCCGGTTTTCGACTTGGAAACCGCAGCCTGACCGCGCGTGTTCAGCCGCACGGCATCGGCGACCAGCAGGCTCGGCCCCCGGCGGCGATAGACAAATCGCAGGCGCAGGCCGGTCTTTTGCTCCCACATGCCCGGTGTGATCCGCTTGCCGCCCAGCGCGCGGCCAGCGGAGGGAAGCGGAATTGCCAGCCAGAAGCCGTTGGCCGAGCGGATCAGCGGCCCGGTGTCGTGCGCACCGATGATCACCGGGGCGTTGGACCAGACCAGCGCCGCCGCGTCGAGGCTGTTGCGGCCCTTCGGATAGGTCTGCGACCGGATGGTGTTGGCCAGCCGCTGGCCGAGACCCGCGCCGGTGATTTGGCCGCGCCAGGCGGATTTGAGGCTGGCACCGGTTTGGGCCATGGTGGTCGAGACCGCCTTCTGGCCCGCCGCCACCTCGGCGCGCATCAGGGCCACGAGGTCGGGGGTGAAGCTGATGTCCAGTTTCATGGCTTTCTCATGTTCAGGGTCCAGATCAGGCGTTCGCGGTCGAGCTTCGGTTCTCCTTGCAAGATGAAGTCCTCGGCCCCGATCCGGATCAGATCGCCCGGGGTGGGGGTGGGCATGTCGGCCACGCGGGCGTCCAGCATGGTGGTTTCCGTGAGAATCCGCCCGGCGCCAAACGGCGTGATCTCGTCGGGCGATTTGCGGATGACCCGGACGGGGACGCCCAAGCCGATCCCGCCCGCCAGCCAGAGGGCATCCACCGCCATGTTGCGGTCGGCAAAGATCACGTTCATGGCGATGGCGAAGGCGGTCATGTCGCTGCCCCCGCTCAGTTCGAACTGAACAGGCGGATCGCGGTGCGCGGGCGCTTGTTGACCGGCAGGATCGAAGCCTCGGTCAGGATGTTGATCCAGCGATCCTTCTCGTCCATCAACTGGCGCGCGTAGAGCGGCAGGCCGATGGTGTTGGCGAGGCTGATCTGGTTGGCCGGGCCGCCGTAGGTGGTGAAGGTGTCGATGGTGCCGATCGGGAAGGCGACACCCTCGCCAGCCGGGATCAGGCGTTCCGCCGTGCCGGTGGAAAGCGTCACCGTGCCGCGATATTCCTCGAACAGGATCCCCGCGAAGGGGAAGGACCGCCGCACATCCTGGCGCAGGGGCTGCGCGCCGGTGGCGGCGTAAAACTTGTAGGCGTCCTGCGTCAGGGCGTGGCCGATCAGCTTGTCGAAGAGCTCCGGGCTGACCAGCGCGTAAATGCTGATCATCGACTCGCCCACGAGGTTGTCTTCCACCGCCCGGATCGCCTCGCGCACCTTTTCCTGCACCTTGGTGGTGGCGGTGCCCAAGAGGAAATCGACCGAGATTTGCGCAAGGCCGAATTCGGTGAAGTAGTTGTAGAGCGTGGTCCCCGCGCCGTCCTTCACGATGCCGCGCAGCGCGTTCATCTCCATGTATTCGCGGGTCTGCGCGTGCTTGCGGCGCATCAGGGTCAGCTTGCGCAGCATCACGGTCGCCAGTTGGTCGGCCTCGTTGCCGCCAAAGGCAGGCACACCCTGAATGTCGGAGGCGAGGATCACATCGTCATGCGGGATCCACGGCAGGCCGAACGACCGCATCGCGCGGCCCTCGCGGCTGGCGACGGTGGCGGGGGCACCCAAGGGCACCGAGGGCAGCACGTTCAGCGCCCCCTCGAACTGCTCGATGATCACCGAGCGCTGGGTGATGCCTTCGAAGCGAAAGAGGCCGATCTCGCCCAGACGGGTGTAGAGGTTGGGCAGGATGTTGATGGCCTGGGTCATCTCGGACAGCGAATAGCCGCCCGCGTCGAACGGGTTGCGGATGATGGCGTTCATAGTTTTCTCCAAGGGTTTTGGGGGATCAGGCGCTGGTGCGCGGCACGATGAGGGCGGCGGTCAGCTCGGCGTGCTTGGTGGCGGTTTTGGTTGCATCGTTGACGGTGGCGTCAAACACCAGCGCCGCCTTCGAGACGATGGCGGGGCCGCGCGCGAGGATCACGCCGGTGGCATCGGCCGCTGTGGCATCGGTGGCCGTCAACAGCACCGCCACCGCGACGGCCGAGCCATCGACCGCGCCGACGGCGGCCATCTGATATTTGCCACTGGCGGTGATCTTGCCGAGGACGGAGCCGACTTTGTAGTTGGTGCCGGTCAGCAGCGTGACGGACTCGTTGG